CATTAAAACCATTTGAACAAGGCGAAAGCGGAAACCCAAACGGACGACCAAAAGGAAGTAGAAACCGAAGCACGATAGCACGTCTTTGGTTAGAAACAACACAAAAGGCAAAGAACCCAATAACAGGTGTTGAAGAAACTTTAAGCCAAGAAGATTTAGGAACGTTAGCAATGGTTAAAAAAATGCGAGATGGCGATGTTTCAGCATACAAAGCATTAATGGATAGTGGTTACGGTGCGCCTGTTCAACAAATAGAACAAACAAATATAGAACAACCTTTATTTCCTGATGTTAATACGGACGACTGCAATTAGTAAAATTGCAAAGTTAGACAAGCGAATAAAAATAATTCAAGGCGGTACGTCAGCGGGTAAAACTTTTGGAGTTTTGCCTTTGCTTATTGACATAGCAACAAAGCACAAAAATATAGAAATTAGTATTGTAGCTGAAAGCATACCGCATTTACGTAGGGGTGCGTTAAAAGACTTTATTAAAATAATGCGTTGGAGTAACCGTTTTTTTGAAGGTAGGTTTAACAAAAGTTTATTGCGTTACGATTTTCAAAACGGTTCTTATATAGAATTTTTTAGCGCAGACGATAGCTCAAAGTTAAGGGGTGCAAGACGTGATATTTTATACATTAACGAATGTAACAACGTAACATTTGAAAGTTACAACGAACTTGCAATACGTACAAAAAGACGAATATATTTAGACTTTAACCCAGCTAATGAATTTTGGGTGCATACAGAACTAAAAGACGAACCCGACACAGACTTTTTAATTTTAACGTACAAGGACAACGAAGCACTTGATAAACGAATAGTAACCGAAATAGAAAAGAACCGCTTAAAAGCCACGACAAGCAGTTATTGGGCTAATTGGTGGCGAGTATATGGCGAAGGACTTGTAGGAATGTTAGAAGGGGTTATATTTACCAACTATAAAATAATTGACACGATACCGCCTGAAGCAAAATTACTTGGTTATGGTTTAGACTTTGGATATTCAAATGACCCAACAAGCATAGTTGAAGTTTATAATTACAACGGTCAAAGAATACTAAACGAAATATGTTACCAAACAAGTTTATTGAATAACGACATAGCAAAGAAACTACAAAAACACGTAATAGCATACGCAGATAGTAGCGAACCGAAAAGCATTGAAGAAATACGAAGAACAGGACAACAAATTAAAGGAGTAACAAAGGGGCAGGATAGCATAAACTTCGGAATACAAATAATGCAAACACAAAATTACTTGGTTACTTCACAAAGCACAAATTTAATTAAAGAGTTAAGAGCGTACTGTTGGGATGCTGACAAGTCTGGCAAAACATTAAACAAACCGCAGGGAAAAAACGACCACGCTATTGACGCTGTACGTTACCACGAAATGGAAACTTTAGGATTAAACAATACACACGGACAATATTTTATTAGATGAACGATTTAGAAGTAATGATGCAATGCGTACAAATTTACATATACCAAAAAAAAGGTGTGAAGGTTAGAATATACTTACGTGACATCCGAGATATTAATATGCTGAAACAAGCATACGATTACATACAAAAAAACGAACACAACAAAACAACGAATAATTAATTATAAGTATATGAAGTTAGAGATAAACGTTCCAACAAGTTTAAACGAAATTCCATTAAAAAGCTACCAAGAATTTTTAAAGGTTCAGCAAGGAAGCAACGACGAAGAATTTATAGCTCAAAAAATGGTGCAAATATTTTGCGGTATAGAACTAAAGGACATCGTGAAAATGAAGCTAACAAGTTTAAACGAATTAATAACACACTTCACAAAGTTGTTTAGCGAAAAGCCGAAGTTTCAACCAACGTTTAAAATAGGAACACAAGAATTTGGGTTTATTACAAACCTTGAAGAAATAAGTTTTGGCGAATACGTAGATTTAGAAAACAATTTGCAAAAGTGGGAAGACTACCACAAAGCAATGGCTGTTATGTATCGACCTATTAAAATGAAGTTCAAAGATAAATACGAAATAGTTGATTACAAACCAATGAAAGAAATGCAAGAACTAATGAAGTTCACACCTGCGGACATAGCGATAAGTTCAAGTATTTTTTTTTGGAATTTAGGAAGCGAATTATTGACAGCTACGCTTACTTATTTGGAACGGCAGATAAAGACGAACCGGAAAGTGCAAACGAGTTTAGCGAACAAGCTCAATTTGGAAAACAATGGGGTTGGTATCAATCAATTTATGCACTCGCTGGAGGCGACATTACAAGATTTGACACAGTTACCAGCTATGGACTTACTATGTGTCTCACCTATCTTACCTTCGAAAAACAAAAGCAAGAAATTGAACAAAGACAATTAAATAAATTACGCAAATGACAGGATACTACAACTTATTAGACAAACTTAAAACACACTTTGACGCAGACGTTATTGTTAACACGGTAACACAAGGTGACATTTTCAAAGTTGATTTAAGCAAACAAACTATATTTCCTTTGTTACATATAATGGTTAACAACTGCACGTTAGACGAACGAACTACAACTTGGAATATTAGTTTAATAGCAATGGACGTTGTTGATTTGTCCAAGAGCGCAACAACTGATATATTTTTAGGTAACGACAATGAAATTGACGTACTGAATACTCAACACGCAGTATTAAACAGGGCTTACGAAATAATAAAACACGGAAGTTTAGCATACGACTTATTTATGGTTGAAGGCACAGCAAATTTAGAACCATTTACTGAAAGGTTCGAGAATTATATGGCAGGTTGGACGATGACTTTTGACGTAGTAACACCGAACGAAATGACTATTTGTTAAAATGACACAAAGCGAAGTACAAAAAGAACTTGAAAGGTTTCGTGATTACGTTATTAAAGAAGCACGTAGTAATTTAACACGAAGTCAAAAGAACGTTTCTAAAGGACTTTATGAAAGTTTAAAGGGAAATGTTAAGGCAATGCCTAATAGTTTTAGTATGGACTTTGAAATGAACCAATACGGACAATTTCAGGACAAAGGAGTTAAGGGAGCAAATCCAAGTTTAGTAAAAAACGGAAAACAAAAAGCTCCGAATAGTCCATTTAGTTTTAAAAACAAAATGCCACCTGTTGAACCTTTGAGTAAATGGGCGCAAAAAAAGAATATAAGGTTTAGAAACGCAGACGGAACATTTGCAAAGGGTGGTTATAAAAGTTTGGGTTTTTGGTTGCAGAAAAGAATATTTGCACAAGGAATAAAACCGAGCTTATTTTTTACCAAACCATTTGAAGCTGCATTTAAAAGATTGCCTGATGAACTTATAGAAAAGTTTGGGTTGGATGCAATGAATTTATTTAAACAAACACAATTTAAAAACGAAAAGAAATAATGGCTAATATATTTGCACGGTCACCGTATTTAATTAGGATTGCAGAAACAGGACAGAACGGTTCAAAGTTAGAATTGTTTATAAGCAACACAACAACTTTTACAGGAAGTCCACAGTACACGTTAAGTAAATTAATACCCGCTTCAAACAACATAGAGACGCTTTACGACATAAGTTCATACATACAAGAATTTATAACCCACAACGCTTGTTCAACAAGTGGAGACGCACAAGCAGTTACGCCGACAAACCAATATGCAAACGTCAGAGTTAAGCGTTATAAATTAGTAGGTGCAACTTATTCTCCAACAGCAACAGACCCACAAGTTGACTACAAAGCGTTTAACGGTTACGGATATTACGAAGACAATGTTAATTTTGATTTAGGCGATTACGGTTTAGATAGTGCATATAATTACTATTATTTACCTACGCAATACGCTGGAAAAATACGAATAAATGTTGGAGCAAATTTTACAGCACGTTACACAAATTTAAGCACAGCAACACCAACAAATTTAGTACTTGGAGCAACAGCAAACGTTTTTGATATTCCACGTGTAAGAACGGCAAACGTAAACGAAGGAAACAAAGTAGAGATTTTAAACGCAGCTTCAGCAGTTGTTAAAACTTGGTATTTTTACCCGTTAGAAGAATGCAAATATACACCTGTAATAATTGACTTTGTAAACAAGTATGGAGCGTGGCAACGTGAATTCTTTTTTAAAGCAAGTAACGACACTTTCAGCGTTGAAAACACGGAATACAATTTGATGCAAACATTTACTACAGTTTCAAGTGTAACTACTTACAACGCTTTAGAAGGGCAAAGAGAAACGTTTAACGCTAACGGCAAAAAAAGTATTAAAGTAAATACAGGTTGGGTTGCTCAAACTTGGAGCGAAGTTTTAAAACAGATTATGTTAAGCGAACGAATTTTAATTGACAACAAACCTGCAAAAATTAATAGTAAAAGCACGGAGTTATTTAAGCATATAAACACAAAACAAATAAATTATAGTTTAGACTTTGAGTTTTCATACGATGTTATTAATTCAGTTATTTAATGAAACGTCAAGTAGCAATATTTATTGAAACAGCTTTAGCGCAAACGGAGTTAGAATTTTCACGTTTAGAATTATTTAACGATGAAAAAATTACGGTAAGTTCTACCATACAGAATATTTCGGATATAAGTAAGATATTTACAGACTATTCACAAGGTTTTACAATTCCTTGTTCACCAACTAACAACGCAATATTTCAACACTTTTACCAAAACGATGTTGATGCAACTATTGATTATCAAAACCGATACAACGCATATATAGAAATTGACACAATTTTATTTAGACGTGGTAAAATTCAGCTCGAAAAAACGAATCTAAAAAACGGACAACCTGATAGTTATTCCGTAACATTTTACGGAGCAGGAGTAAGTTTAAAAGACTTTTTTAATGAAGACAAATTAAGCCAATTAAATTATTCAGATTTAGACCACGACTATACAAACCAAGAAGTTTACGACCGTGTTACAATTGATAGTTCAGCAAGTGATTACGATGTTCGTTATCCGTTAATAACTTCAAATAGAGTTTGGCAGTTTTCAGGAAGCATTGCACTTCCAAACACAAACGTTCCAAGTTGGTATGACAATACTCCGCACAACCATAACGACATTGGACAAAATGCAGGTGAAATAATTTACACAGAGTTATTTCCTGCGGTTAGAGTTGCAAGTATATTTGATTTAATTGAAAGTAAATACCAAATAACATTTAACGGAATATTTTTAGCTTCAGACTTATTTAGAAAAGCATTTTTACTTTACAAAAACAAGGAAAGTTACCACTACACAAATAACCCTGTAGAATTAGATTTTACTTCTTCAAGTGGTGCTTTAGCAAGTGCATTTAACACAACAACAAATAGTTTTACAAGAATAGAATTAGACACCACAAACACGGTAACACATAAGTTAGTTTTTCAAGTTACTTCGTTAAGTGTTTCACCTACAGATTATTTTATTGATTTGTACAGAAATGGAGTTTTTTCTCACGCAGTAGGCGGAACAACAACAGGCGTAAGTGCTACAATAAGCGTTCAACAAAACGATGTTATAACATATAAAATAAGAAGTTATGCTGCAATAACAATTGGAATAAGTTTTACTTATTTTAGAACAATGTTTGACCTAACTTTAATAACAACGCAGTCAGGAACAGCAGTTACAACGGCAACAACAACTTCTTATACTGATTTAGCAGGTTTAGCTCCAGACTTAAAAATTAGCGATTTTATTACAGGAATATGCAAGGAGTTTAATTTAACGGTTTACTCAAACACGAAGAACGTATTTACTTTTGAGCCTATACAATATTGGTATAGCAAAGGAGCGGTTATAGACATAACGCAATACACCGACATAACAAGCATTGAAATTGAACGAATGAAGTTATACAAGTCCGTTGAGTTTAAATACCAAGATAGCGAATGTATGCTTAATAAATACTTTTTAGAAAGTCCATTAAACGCAGACGCACACGGCTATGGAAACACGAAAATAGGTTGGAACTACGATGGTGGAGAATACAAAATTGAAAGTCCATTTGAAAACTTACTACATAATAATTTTGGAAATAATTTACAAGTAGGTTATTGCCTAAACAAAGAATTAGCACCTTATATTCCGAAACCTGTTTTGTTGTATATGAATAGAATTAAAACTTTAACAGGTGGTGACAAAATACATTGGGACGGACAAACAGCAACAGACGTTTACGTTCCATTTGGACAAGATAGCGAAATACTATTTGAAACAGGTTTAATTCCTTTGACCTTAAATTTTGGTGAAGAAATTTCAAGTTTCTATTTAGAAAACAACCCAAACACGATATACGCTTTATATTACAGAAGTTATTTAG